CCATACCGCTGAGGGTGGTCACCCTGGGAGACTCCAGGTCGCGGATGGCGCCGTCGATGAGAGACATGTGTTTTTCGAGGGTGCTGGCGTCGGGGTACTGGATCCTCTGCAGTTGGCGGCCGGGCGGCAGGTTCAGGATCTCGCCGGGGTGGACCGTGGGGTCGGTTTCCTTGGGCAGGCCGTCGTCGCCGATCACCGCGGCGGCCGGGGTGTCGCCGTACGTCACCAGGGGGGAAAGGAGGTCCCTGGCGACGTACTGCGCGTGCATGGCCCGCAGGTACTGCCGGTACTGCACGAGCCAGAGTTTCGTCCGGCCAATCCCCCAGCCCACCTTGCGGTTGCGCCAGTGGTTCATGGTCAGCCCTGGGGCGTAGTCGTAGGGCACCCCGAACGAGTATTTGTGTTTGAACTGCTTGACGATGTAGCCGGTCTGGTCGCCGTTGAAGTTCTGCGAGCAGATCGCGTAGCTGACCCAGACGTCGTCCCAGTGCTCGAGGAACGTCACGGAAGAGAGCATGTTGCGGCTGGCTTCGATGATGTTCTGGGACTGGCCCAGCTCCTCGGGCACGATGTCGCCGATGGCATCCCGCGACAGCCGGTAGCGCCGGAATGCGCTACGCATCGGCATTTCTGAGACCTCGAGCACCTCGCACAGGTAGCCGTTCGACCACTGCGGGTACACGCGCCGTGGATCGACGTACTGCCAGACAAACGGGGGGCCGGCGCGCTTCTTGGCCTCTTCGGTCATCTTGTCGTAGGACTGGTAGTCCGCCGTGGTCGCGCTCGAGTTCTTGCTCGGATCGGCGATGCCGTAGCGTTCGGACCACAGGTCGCTGGCCCACAGCAGCTTGGCCCAGCCGCCGCCATCGTTGAGGGTGGCGTCAGTGACCTGGGTCATGGTGTCGCTGCCGGGCTCCCTGGTCCCACACTCCCAGAGGGTTTCTTCCGTGAAATGCTCGAGCTTGCTGGCGACGGTCTGGGCCGTGTCACCTTCGCCGCCGACGATGGATAACTTGGGGCGCTCGAGCGTGAGTATGGCCGTCTGCTGCCATGCCTCTTCGGTGATGTCAGGGTCGCGGGGGTCGACGTGGACGAGCATGTAGTCCTTGTCGGCTTCTGACAGGGCAGGGCGGCGCATCTCGCGCTGTTCGCGGACCAGGTCGAGGTCGTTGTCCTGCTGCAGATAGAGGTCGCTGAGCTCGGTCTGGAGCGACGTCAGATAGGGCCTATCCGGCGGCTTGAGCTCCTTCTTCGAGCGGTCGATGGCCACGACGTAGCCAAGTGTACGTCACACCACGATCACCAATGTCACACGCCGGTCACACAGCTTCTCGGGGCGTCAACACCGAGTTGACGCCCCGACGGTTATTGCGTTTTTGTATGAGCCTCGACCAGGCGTGTCAGAGCTGCGTACAACGTGACGGGAATATGCGGCATGTGGCCGGGGGCCTTACTCGGTAGCCACTCAGACTCGATGCGCTCGACGAACGGGCGTGCGAGGCGCAGGAGCTCCATCAGTGCGACGGACTTGTGGGTGACCGAGCCATCGAAATCGTGCTGCTCATCAGTAAACACGGACTTAGGTTTGCGCAAAGCGACGAAGCGGCCATCCGGACGCTTCAGGGCTGTGCCACTCGCGACCATGCTGTTGGCCGTGTTGCGAACTACATAGCGCACAGCCGCCATGCGATTGTGGGGAGTGTCGGGAACCTCATCGGAAAGTGAGGGCCGTGCTGTACTTTCCGATGAGGTTCGTTTGCGGTCGTACCGTCGGTGGTTTTCTGTATCACGGACAAAGCGTCGCCAGGCATAGCCCGCGGGAACCCGCGGGCTAACCTTCTCCAGTATCTCCTCGAATGTCAGGCCAGCGGCGCCAGTCTGGTCGAGCTCGTACCAGATCTGCATGGTGACGCTCGTGGCACCGGCATGGTCTCGACCGGTACCACGGACGCTTTCGCGCTTCACGCGGTGACGAGTTCTCGTACGGGCGTGTAGAGCTCGAGCATGCGGGTGCTCAGTTGAGCGACCACCTGCCACTGCTGGATGCGCTCCTCGCGCTTGTCCTCACGCGGGTCGAATAACGCCTCCGGTGCAGCACTCAGCTTCACGAGTGCGCTGATGTGCATCCCGACCTGGCGCACGGTGCCAGAGATGGAGACTTCGCGGTCGCGCGGCGGTGGCCCAGCCGGGCGGTAGTCACGCTTGGCCTGCTCGATCGCCGAGATCGCATCGGCGTCTGATGATGCCGCGTTGACTTGTTTGAGCAGGTCGGTGATGGTCTTCTTGGCCGGGACCGCCTGTGAGACGAATTCGACAAACTCCCCAAAGACGGGGTCGTGCTTGACCGAGTTCAGCCGAGCACGATTGTCCATGCTGATCCGGTCACGCTCGTCCTCCAGGTGCAGCTTTCTGGTGCGGTCAGCGAACTCGAGTTGGTTGCGAATACGCCGTACCTGCTCGGGTGATCGGCCAATCTCTCGCGCGATCGCCTCGTCTGCGAAATGCATGTCCATGAGCAGTTTCGCCGCATCGACGGCCTCTTCCGTCGAGAGCCGCTTGCCGCCCATATTGTTGATGGCCGCTGCCAGCGACTTGGCCATCGGCACGCTCGGGAAATCGATCAGATACGCGGCGATGGTTTTCTTGTGCAGCTTTTTGGCTGCTCCAAGTCGCGTATTGCCATCAATCAAGGTATCCGGCGCCATCAGGATGACGGGCGGGAATGCGGCCCCAGCCGCCATCTGCTGGCGATACTCCTCAACCTCATCTTGCGGCGCTACGTGACCGGCGCTACGGACCTGAGCCCAGTCGGCGATGCGAAGCTGGTCGATGGGGAACGCAGGCTCGAGCCGATACTCGAGGTTCCACTCATGGAACTTGGCCTCGTACCGCGAGTCGCCAAGGAACAACGGTTGCGTGGTAGGTTCTGCCACGGGTTACCTGATCTCCTTTACAGATCGGGTGGCCTAGGGAGGGCCGCGAGATGAAGCCTCGCGGCTCTCCTGCCACTCAACGAAGAGTGTATCGCGCCACTGCGCAGTGGCGTCAACGCCGGGTTGACACCGGGTTGAGTCTCCGTGGCCTCACCGCCGGCCGGCTGCGAACCGGTAGCTCGAGCGTGGCCGTTCGGCCGTGGCCAACTGCGACCCCAACCAGGCGAGGCAAAGGCCGATCACGCAGTCGTCGTGAAGGCCAGTGGGCGCCGCGTACCGCACCATGCCCGTCACGGTCACACTCGACTCGAACGCCAATAGCTCCGAGGTCTGCACGGGATCGTCCAGCAGGCTGATCTGGTTCTGCTCGATGGCCAGGGCCAGTGACCGTACCGCGGCATCCTTCGAGGCGTTGGTGGCCGTCCAGGCATAGATCGGCAGTGCCGCGCGGGCAGACCCCAGCAGTCTGGCGTAGCCGGTCTGCAGGCGTTCGACCAGGGGACCGCCCATGCTGTTGGCCTCGGCCACGATCTGCATGGGGTGGTAGAGCTCGGCCCACTTGTGCAGCCGCTCAGCCTGGAACTCGAAGTCGATGTTGCTGAACCGGTCGAGGGCCACCTGCTCGTTGAGGGTGGCATCGAGCACGCTGATCACCGTGAAATCGTTGGACCGTGCCCAGTCCACGCCGAACACGTACGTGTGACCACGCTGGGGTGGCATCTGCTTGAGACGGCTGATACCGCGTACGCCACGGAAGACACCGGCTCCCTCGAGTTGGACGAAGTCGGCCAGGTACTCCTGGGCAAAGGTCCGCTCGGGTAACTCTGCTCGAGCGGCGGCGATCTCATCGGGGTGGATGTAGGGTGATGCGCTCGAGGGCATCTGCCACGACGCCCACTCAGTCTGCAATGGGTCCTGGCCGAGCTCGTACAGGCGGTGAAACGCGTCCAGTCCTTTGGGGGTGCTCAGGAACCACGCGTCACCACCCAACACGCTGAGCGTGGGTCTGAGGCTTGCCTGCCACACCGTGTCCAGGTCGCGGACCATCGCGGCCTCGTCGACGACGATCCGGTGGTATTTCCGGCCACGACCTGCATCGGGGTCGTCGAGGGACCAGCATTCGACAGAGCCCCCGTTCGCCGTGACGATGCGGTGTTGCTGTTCGCTTTTGGCGACCGTGATGGGCTCGAGCACCTGACGTAATTGAAGCCAGACGTCCTCGAGGTACTTGTACGTGGGCGCCATCCAGGCGCACGGCCAGCCATCCTGGGCGCCGAGGGCGACCAGTCGGATGCCGAGGGTGGTCTTGCCCATCTGACGACCGCACGCGGCCACGTTGAAGCGGTGCTGATCGTCAAGCATCCGCTGCTGAGCCGGGTGGAGACTCGGCAGGTTCAGCAGTGTCGAGAGCTGGTGGCTGGGATTGTTCGACGGGTCGGAATCCGGCGAGAAGTCGAATGAGCGTATCTCGCTCGGCGCCCAGCAGGGCGGCAAGGTCTCCGGCGGTTTGCCCTTGAACGTAGGCAGAGGAGGCGGCCGCTTGAAGTTGAGCGCGAATCGTCGTGACGTGTTCGGCGACGAGGTCAAAGAGCATCGCCTCGAGGGCTTCGGGCGTACGTTCCCGCGTGGTTCGAAGCGTTCGAACCGCGGCGTCGCTGCTGGCCCATTCGGACACCAGCGACTTGCTGACGCCGAAGGCACGCGCGGCCTCCACGATCGACATACCGGCGAGGATGGCAGCCAGGACCTGAGCACGGAACTCGGGAGGGTGGGCGACGCCGCGGGACATTCACTCGGGCCTCGGGGGAGGCAGGGGTCTGACGTCGTCTGGCTGGTAGGGAGCGACGACGCCGTCCGAGTCGAATTTGATCAAGAGCAAGCCGCGGGGCCAGAGGTCCTGGATGGTGCCAGAGCCGGCGGTGATGCCGCTGAGCGGGACGTAGACGCGATCGCCGATCTGGAAGAGGCGCATGGATTCAGGATGATGCATGAGTACGGTCCAGGGCGCTGAGGGCGTCGGCAATAGCACGATAGTGCGAATCGACCTTGAAACCCGGCGCCATCAGCGCCCGCGCGGCCTGGATGACGGT